TACTGAGACTGTTGCTAAAGAAGGTACTGCTGCTATTCCACCACAAAAGAAATCTTTTGTAGGTACTTCTTTCTTTAATCGTGCTACTTCAATAGAAGGTGAAGTAAGTGCTGCTCAAGCAAGAAAATACAAAGCTATTTTCCAAGATGCTAGAGGTAATAACTTACCTGGTCAAGATATTATTAACAATATTCGTGCTTTCAAATACGGAGAAGATTTACCTAAAACTGCAGGTTTTTTAGCTAAAGATAAACGTTGGGAAGAAGGCGTTAAACTTGAAAAAGAGTTTAATGGTTGGTTACAAAAAGAATCTGGACATGCTTGGCAGGCTGACGCTAGAGCAGCTTACGAACAAGTTGCTGTTGCAAGTGCTCGTGATAAGTTACCTAGTTTGATGGAAGGCGTTGCTAAAGCAGAGAATAAAACTGAACTTCGTGCTGCTGCAGGTCAACTTGAAGACCAAATGTGGAATCTCAGTAAATCTCCTGAAGGACAGCAACAATTTTGGTCTCAGCTTGCAGGTAACTTAAAAGACCTTCCTGCTAAAGATACTAAAGTATTGTGGCAAGAAATTGCACCAACTGTTCAGAAAAGATTTATGAAAGACCCTGAGAAGTTTAGCACACTAAATGATATAATGAGTAACGTCAAAACTCCTCAAGATATTAGCAGAGCAGTTCGTGTTATTAATGCCCTTGCTATTGCAGGTGCTACTACAGGTCTTAGATAATAATGAAAATACTAATTATTGATCCGTCAGGATGCGGTTGTGCTTTGTCCTTTGGTCTTCGTAGTGAAGCAGCAGGACATGAAGTTAAACTATTTCTTCGTCATAATAAAGATGGTTCTCGTGCTGAAGTCGGTGATGGTGGTTTAATCAAACGAGTCAGTAACTGGGAAGACCACATGAATTGGGCTGACTTAATCTTTGTTACAGATAACATCTATTACATTCATGCTTTAGAGCGTTACCGTGATAAAGGTTATCCCATCTTTGGTTCTAACTTAGAAGGCACAAGTTGGGAACAAGAACGTGACTATGGTGAGATTATCCTTAACAAGGCAGGTGTAGAAACTATCCCTAGTCAAACCTTTGACAATTATGATGACGCTATTGCTTATGTTAAAGAGAACCCATATAGATATGTTTCTAAGCCTATTGGTGACGGAGACAAGACTTTATCTTATGTAGCTAAATCTGCTGCTGATATGCTTTACATGCTGAGCTATTGGAAGAAAAAGAACTCTTTTAAAGGTAAGTTCATTCTTCAAGAGTTCCGTCCAGGTGTTGAGTTTGGTGTTGGTGGTTGGTTTGGTTCAGGTGGTTTCTCTAAGTACTTCTGTGAGTCTTGGGAACACAAGAAGCTTATGGACGGTGAACTAGGTGTTACTACAGGTGAACAAGGTACTATTGTTCGCTACACAAAAGATTCTAAACTTGCTGACCAAATGTTAAAGCCTTTAGAAGGTATGCTTCATGGTATTGGCTACACAGGCTATATTGATGTGAACTGTATCGTAGATAAGAAAGGCACAGCATGGCCTTTGGAGTTTACTACTCGTCCAGGTTGGCCTTTATTTAACATTCAGATGTCTTTACATAAAGGTGATCCTGCTCAGTGGATGCTTGATATGATTGATGGTAAAGACACTTTAAAGGTATCTGACAAGATTGCTTGTGGTGTAGTGGTTACTATTCCTGACTATCCATATAGCCGTATGACCAAGAAAGAGAACTCTGGTTATCCTATTTGGGGTTTGACAATGGAAGATGCTGTCAATGATGTCCATCTTTGTGAAGTACAGTGGGGCAAAGGCCCTGCAATGATTGATGGAGAACTTAAAGAGAATATTCCTATGTTTGTTACAGCAGGTGACTATGTATGCACCGTTGTAGGGCTTGGCGATACCATTGAAAAGTCTCGTGAAGCTGTATATAGCAAAATTAAAAAGAAGATTGAGATCCCTAACTCTATTGCTTATCGTACTGACATTGGTGAAAAGGTACAAAAGAACTTACCTGCTTTGCAAGAGTATGGATATGCTACAGGTGTTGAATCAGGAGAAGATGATTAATGGGTGTTAATAATTTACCTCCAATACCACAAGACCCTATTGAGGAAAATGCTCGTTGGAGAAACTGGTTCTTAAACTTAGGTAGTTACATTCAACAGACCCAAGTAGGCGGTGTAGTCCTTTCTATTCTACAAGGCGGTACAGGTGCTAACAGTGCTGCAGGTGCTAGGAGTAATCTTGGTCTTGGTACTATGGCTACAGAGAATAATAACAACGTAGCTATTACAGGCGGTACTATATCTAACGTAGCTATTACAGGTTCTACGATTCCTTATAGCAACGTTACAGGAACAGGCGGTATCACTAGAACAATTACTACTGCTAAATTAACTACATTAGGTAGTAACGGTAGTATGACTTTTACTAACGGTATTTTAACTGCCTCAACACAAGCAACTTAAAGGAACTAACATGCCTCTTAAAAAAGGATCTTCACAGAAGACTGTGTCTTCTAATATTCGTACTGAGATGAAGCACGGCAAAGGACAAAAGCAGGCTATCGCTATTGCTCTTTCTAAAGCTGGCAAGTCTAAGAAGAAAAAGAAATGATGACTTATGCCCGACAACTTTGGTATCAACGAAGGAGTGAAAACTCTAAGTAGTAGTTTTGATGCAACTAGAGAGAGCACTAAACAGTTAACCAAAAGTATAGAGAGCATTAAACACGATGCTGTAGATGTAGCAAAACAGATGGCAGCAGAGAAGCGTAAAGCTTTAATAGTACAACCTGACCACACAGTATCAAGAGCATACAAAGAATTCTTATTACTCGAAGAAGTAAAGAAGTTAGAATTAAGAATGAAAGCCGAGGTCATCAATAAGTATGGCCCTAAAGCATGGGATGACATTCAAGCTATCAAGACTCGAATGCTCAAAGAAGAAGTAAAAATCAAAGAAGAATATGGACATGATTTAAAGGACGTAAAACGTGTACAACTGTACTGTTTTATTGTTGCTGCTTTCATTGCCTATTATTTAACTTGGGGATATAAATGAACGATATATTTAAACACATACTTACTGGTAAAGACAATCAAACTCACGACATTGCTAAATGGGCATGGATGTTAGGTTTCTTACTTGTTGGTTGCTCTGCAATCTATTTAATCTATACAGGTAAAGAGATTAGCCTTACTGAACTTGCAGGTGCTTTAGGCATCGTATCAGGCTCAGGAGCAGCTTCTGTGGCTGGTAAACAAGTGGCTGGTGCAGAACCAGATCCTAAATAATGTTTAAGAACTTACTCAGCAGTTTATTTAGTCTTGCTACTAGTGGCTCCTCTACGTACATCTATGCAGCAATCGCTGTAGGTGCTTTTACGTTTGGTGCTTACTCAGGTTATGCCATTACAGACAATCATTATAAAGCAGCACTAGCAGAAGTAAATCAACAAGCTTTTGAACACACCACAAAAGTAGTACAACAACAAGCAGTAATATCCCAAAACACTCAGAAAGAGAAAGATGAACTACAGACTCGCTACGATAGCGTTGTTGGTATGCTTAGAGGGGTGCACAACTCCAGTCTACAAACAAACCCCAATACCTCCTTTGGAATATCAAGTAAAGGACTCCGACTACTTGAACCAGATGCAGAAGTTCTTGTCGGGTTTGCAAGACAATGCGAGTCCACAGAAATAGAACGTAATGATGTTATACGAAAGTATAACTCTTTAATGGTGAAATAATGACTGAAGCACAACTAACAGCATTAGGTATTGACTCTAAATGGCTATCGCCTTTAAATAATACTTTTAATGAATTCTATATCAATACTCCTAAGCGTCAAGCTGCCTTCTTAGGACAGTGTGGGCATGAGTCTAATTCCTTTAGAACCGTTGAAGAGAATTTAAATTATAGAGCAGCAGCTTTACAGGCTACTTGGCCTAGTAGATTTGATGCTGCTAAAGCTCTAGAGTGTGAACATAAGCCTGAGATGATCGCTAACATTGCTTATGGTAATCGTATGGGTAATACAGAGCCTGGTGACGGATGGAAGTACCATGGTCGTGGTTTAATTCAACTTACTGGTAAAGATAATTATGTACATTTTAATAGGGATACTGGTGTGGATTGTGTCGCTAATCCTGATTTATTATGTCTTCCAGAATATGCAGCGTTAAGTGCTGGATGGTTTTGGTCTACACATAATCTTAATACACTAGCTGATACAAGTCAGATAGAAGCAATTACCAAGAAAATCAATGGCGGTACA